GCATTAAGACAAGAAACAGTACCTGTTCATGCATCAGCAATAAATTCAAGGGGTAAATGGATTCCTGTAATATGGCCTATGGATGGAAGACAAGCAGATAAAGGATCGGGTAAAAATCTTACAGAACAATACAAAAAAGAAGGTGTTAATATGTTAAGAGAACATTTTAGTAATCCCCCATCACAAGGTATGAAAGAAGGTACAGGCGGTAATTCTGTTGAGGCAGGAATAATGGAAATGCTTACAAGATTTAAAACAAAGAGATTGAAAATCTTTAAAAATCAAGATAAACTACTAGAAGAGTTACGGATGTATCATAGAAAAGATGGTAAAATAGTTCCGAGCCATGATGATGTAATATCTGCGTTACGATATTGTGTTATGTCATTAAGAAAAGCTAGGGTAAAGAATTATGAACCACAACAGATGTATTCGGATTCAAATTTTAACATTTTTAGTTAAGGAAAGGAAAATATGGGTGGATTTTTTAGAGCTGTAACAAGAATCTTTAGAAAACCTAAACAGGTTGTAGTACAACAACAAGCTCCTGTTCAAACTGTAACGCAAACTGCTAAAAAAACTGATGCTAAAACAGCACAAGCTATGGCGGCAAGTAAAGCAGGTAAGTATGGTGATGCTACACTTATGACAGATGCAGAAGGTATTGAAGAAGAAGCAAATGTTTCTAAAACTGTATTAGGCGGACAATCTATTAAAAAGAAAAAGAAATACGCATAATATATGATTGAAGTCGTAACTGACGACACTTGGCGGGAATCTATAGGTAAGTACCTTAAAGAAAAATGTTATATATCTGCTGATATAGGAGATCAATTTTCTTATATTGGTTTTATTGAAGATGATAAAATATTAGGTGGTTTTCTTTTTACAGATTTTGATGGACATAACATCTATGTACATCTTGCTTTAGAAACTCCTAGAATTTTTAGTAGAAAGCATATAAAATATGTTTTTGACTATGGTTTTAACCAATTAAAATGTGGTAGGATGACCGCTGTATGTAGAAATGGTTATGAAAGGAATGAACGCATTTTAAGTGGGACAGGATGGCAAAAAGAAGGTATAGTAAGAAAAGTTATGAAAATAAATAATGAATTTGTAGATGCGGCAATATACGGAATGTTAAAACACGAATGTAAATGGATTGGAGGAAATAATGGGCGGTAAATCAGCACCACAAATGCCACCACCTGTAGATACATCAGTACAAGATAAAGTAGATGCTTCTGAAGCTAAATTAGAAGCAGAAAAACAAAAAGCCATAGGTGCAAAGAAAAAAGGTATGTATGGTACTATTTTAACTACAGGAAAAGGTGTAGAAGAAGAAGCAACAACTTCATCTTCGTTATTAGGTGGTAAAAAATAATACATGGCAACTTTTGAATACATAAAAAAAAGATGTTCTGCATTAGAATCTGACCGACAAACTTGGGAAGATCATTGGCAAGATATATTAGATTATGTTATGCCAAGAAAAGCAGATGTTACTTTTGTAAGATCAAAAGGTGAAAAAAGAACAGAAGTATTATTTGATTCAACAGCTATTACAGCAAATAATTTATTAGCGGCAAGTCTTCAAGGAACATTAACATCTCCATCATTACCTTGGTTTCATTTAAAGTTAAGAGATGAAGAATTAAATAAAAATAGAGATGTTCAATTATGGTTAGAAGATTCTGCAAGAAGAATGTATGATGTATTTAATGAATCTAATTTTAATACAGAAGTTCATGAATTATATTTAGATTTATGTTCAGTAGGAACAGGTGCAATATTTGTTGAAGAAGGAAATTCGGGTTTTACAAATGAAGGAATACATTTTAATTGTTTGCATATTGCAGAATATTTTATTCAAGAAAATATTAATGGAAAAGTAGATACACTTTATAGAAAATATAAATTAACAGCTAGACAAGCTATAGAAGAATTTGGTGAAGAAAATGTAGGTGAAAAAATAATTGAAGCCGCACAAAATAAACCAGATAAACAATTTAATTTTATTCATGCAGTAGAACCAACAAAAGATTATGAAAGAGCAATAGGTAAAGTAAAAACTAAATTACCTTTTCATTCTTGTCATGTATGTGTTGAAGATAAAATGGTTGTTAGAACAGGTGGTTATAATGAATTTCCATATTTAGTTCCTAGATGGTCAAAAGCAACAGGTGAAATTTTTGGAAGATCACCAAGTTATAATGCATTACCAGATATTAAAACTTTAAATAAAGCAGTAGAAATAGGATTAAAAGCATGGGCTAAAGCTATTGATCCACCATTACTTGTTCAAGATGATGGTGTAATTGGTAGAGTTAGAATGACACCTGCGGGAATTACAGTAGTTAGATCAGATGGTGCAATTAAACCATTACAAATTGGTTCTAATTGGCAAATAACTGATATGAAAGAAAATCAATTAAGACAAGCTATTAGACAAGCATATTATTCAGATCAATTACAATTACAAGAAGGCCCACAAATGACGGCAACAGAAGTACAAGTTAGATATGAATTAATGCAAAGACTTCTTGGCCCAACATTAGGTAGATTTCAAAGTGAATTTTTAAATCCATTAATTGAAAGAACATTTGGTATAATGTTTAGAGCAGGTGCATTAATGCCAGAACCAGAAATTATTAAAGGTTCTAAAATTGATGTAGAATATGTCGGCCCACTTGCTCGTTCTCAAAGAATGGAAGAAGCAGTAGCTATAGAAAGATTATATAGCTTGGCAATGAATGTTGTTCAAATTGATCCATCTATTATGGATAATATAGATCATGATGAAGCAATTAGAATGAGAGCAAAATTATTAGGTGTTCCTAAAACTGTTTTAAGAGGTTCAGAAGAAGTAGATGAAATGAGAGAGCAAAGAGCAGAACAACAAGCAATGATGCAACAACAACAATTAGCACAACAACAAGCAGAAACTGCTTTATCACAAGGTAAAGCTATGTCTGAATTAGGAAAACCAGAAGCACAAGAAGGAATGGATCAAGCTGAAAGTTCAGCTAGAGAACAAGGATTAATGTAATATGGCTTCTGACGAAGACAAATTAAAACAGCTTAAACAAGATTACAAAAACACTTTTTCTACAAAGGAAGGTGATGCTGTAATAGCTGATCTTAAATCAGCTTATTATCATAGAGGGTCATATTCAAAAAATGATCCACATGAAACAAGTTACCGAGAAGGTCAAAGATCGGTAATAATCAGAATAATCAATCTAATGAAGGAGGATAAAAATGTCTGATACGACCACTCAAAACGACAATCCTGTACAAGAATCTAGTGTATTAGGATCGCAAGTAAGTGATAATCAATCTACAGATTGGAGATCATCCTTGTCTGATGAAATAAAAAATGATGCTACTTTAGCTAATATTCAAGATGTTGAATCTGCGGCTAAAACATTAATTCATCAACAAAAAATGTTAGGTAGTAGAATACCTATGCCTAAAACAGATGAAGAAAGGTCAGAACTATATAGTAAATTAGGAAGACCAGAATCTAGTGATAAATATGAAATAAATATCCCAGATACTCATAAATCTTATTTTAATGATGAACAAGTAACTCAATTTAGAGAAGTTGCACATAAAATGGGATTAAGTAATGAACAAGTAAAAGGATTAATTGATTATCAAGTTAAATCTGTTGATTATGAAAATCAAAGAAGAGATACTCAATTATCTGTAGATAAGCAAGAAACAGAAAATGCTTTAAAACAAGAATGGGGTTATGACTACGATAAACAAGTAAGAAATGCACAAAGAGCATTACAAGTTTATGGTGATCCAGAACTACAAGAATTAATGAAAGGCGAAGCTGGAAATATACCAGCAGTAGTTAAATTCTTTGCTAAAATTGGTTCGGAAGTAACAGAAGATATGGCTAAAAATACACAAAATAATACATTAGCTGTTTCTCCATTGGATGCTAAAGCTGAAATTGATAGTATATATGCTAATACAAATCATGCTTATCATAAACCTTATGATAAAGACCATAAGAATGCAGTAGAGCATATGCGTCAATTACATGAAAAAGTATTTGGAAATAAGTAAGTTTTTTGTTATAATATAAATACCAAATTTCGCCCTTCTTGGATAACGAATAGGTAGCCGTGAAGGCTTTAAACTTCCGATATGATCGTATCGTTTTACGATAAGGTTTCCCGAAAGGATAAAAGCCGATTAAACACGGAATATGTTATTTATCATTGTGATAAATGACCCCTATTCTTAATTGAGTAAGAAGGAGATATACAAATATGTCAACTCAAATAACAACTGCTTTTGTCGAGCAGTATAAGAGTAATGTATTTCATCTTGCACAGCAAAAAGGTTCTCGTT